CTTGTTCTGCTCCACCGCCGGCACCATGTACGGCCTTGCCGGCATCTTTGCCGTGCCCACCTCCAGGTAGCCGCCGTAGCCACTTTGCGTAAACAACCGCCCGGTTAGTTTTGCCTTGTCAACGTCCGTGTCAATGCTGCGCTTGTTCGTACCCCTGCGCTCCGGGCTACCCTCCACCGCAGCAGTTTTAATTTCCTCCTCTAGCGCCCCCTCCATGCCGTCGCCAATCGCTTGGCGCAACTTTGCATCAAACTGCCCGCGCCGCAAGTTTAGTTTCAGCTCCAGCTTCATAGCCTCACCCGCTCCAATAGCACCTCCAGGTGGTGCCCCTGCCCACCCGCATCCTGCACCTGCAAAATGCCATACCGCTGGCCATCCTGCTCAATTTGGTCTTGTTCCGTCAGTGCGCGGTTTTCCAGGTACAGCACAAAGCCGGCAATCTTGACCTCGGTCCCGACTTTTATTTCGCGCCCGCGCAAGTCAGCTTGCATCAAACAAGCCACATTTGGTACCAGTACCTCCGTGTACGTGGCCCGCCCGTAGCCGCCTGCTGCCGCCTTCGTGCGTTCCACCACCGTGCAGGTTTGCGTCAACAACTCTGCAAAGCTCACAATCTTAGCCCCTCCTCATGGCGTTCTTTTCCATTATTTCGTACCAGCTAAATACCGTGTGCGTCTGTTCGGCCACCTCAAAGGCCGGTGCTTCCTCCGACAATGCCCGGTACAGCGCGGCCGTCTTTAGCAACGCTTCGGACATGCCCTTGGTATCGGTCTTGAAGTCGCCCAGGCCCTCCAACTTGTGCAGCAATGCTGCGTTTACCGCCAGCGCCTCCAACAGTTCGGCAGCCGCAAGGTTCAGGTCACCGCCCACCGTATCAAAAGCCAGCACGGCAGTAATTTCCTCATCTTGCCACAACTGGCGCACGGGGTTTGCTGTATCCGTATCCCGTATCTTTAGCCGCACCTTATCCTTGTCGGTTGGTAGCGTTGGGTTGTATGTGAAACTCATTCCATTGCCTCCCTATGCGGTATTGGCAAACCTGCCGCCCGGCGCAAATCCTCGCGCACGTGCCCACGGTAGAAAATCCTGTGCTGCGGCGCACTCAGCGTGATTACCAGCGGTACTGTCTGTTCCAAAGCCCCAGCTTTGCTAATCAAATGCGTAGGCGAGCCAAGTTGTATAGCCAGTGGCGTGGCTTGCTGTAGGGTAACGGGGCCGCCCACGATGGCGTGAACCGGGGCGCTGAGCGCGGCGGCTAGCGGCGTAGCCTGCTGCAAGGTTACTGCGCCGGGTTGCACCGCATGCGTAGGTGCACCCAACTGCACGGGCAGCGGTGCCGCCGCCAGCACGACCAGCCCTGGTATTGCTGCATGCGTAGGGCTAACAAGTGAAATGGCTAGGGGCGTGCCCTGTGTAAGAGTTATCTCACTGCTGATAGCATGGGTGGGCGCGCCCAGGTTTACGGCTAGAGGCGTAGCCTGGGTCAACGTAACTGGCCCAGCAGTTACCGCGTGCGTGGGCGCGCCCAAGGTTATGGCCAGCGGTGTACCTTGTGTCAGTTGGCCGGCGGTTAAGATTGCGTGAATAGGTGAACCAAGAACAACTGCCAAAGGGGTACCCTGCGTCAATGTAACAGGGCCGGCAGTTACGGTGTGCAATGGCGAACTGAGAGTTATAGGAAGCGCGGTGGCCGCCAAAGTTACCGGCCCTGGTGAAATGGTGTGTACAGGTGAACCTATACTGATACCAAATAGGGAAGTCTGCGTCAGTGTAATAGCCGTACTTATTTCATGCGTAGGAGAACTGATGGTAATAGCGAGAGGCGTAGCCTGTGTGAGCGTTACTGCGCCCGGCTGTATTGCATGCGTAGGTGCGGCCAGCGCAATGGCAAGCGCAGCGGTTTGCGTCAGCGTGACGGCCCCGGCGACAATAGCATGCACAGGAGCGCCAAGGCTAATTCCGAACAAATTACCCTGTGTTGCGGTTTGGAGGGTGGTTAGCGTAACGCCGCTGTAGACCCCGGCCACCTGCTGCTTGTGAACGTCCAGGATGACGCTGCCCGGATCAGTAGGTAAAAGAACAAGAGGAAGGTGAGGAACAAAGCTGGAGCGGCGCTTGTTCTCCTCGGCGGGGTCGCCCACCGCCGCTAACTCCATCGTCACCGCCCAGATGGTACGCTGCTGCCCGGCGGGAGTTCCAGTTACATCGTCCACGCTAGCGTCAAGGTCAACCGTATGGGCAGCGTTACTCAGATTGGCAAGGGTACTAAGTAAGAACGGGTCTTCATCGCCATCATAATTACTGTCATAGCGGAAATCATACGCATCCGTCGTTTGTCCTGCCGGCTGGTCGGAATTATCTACCTGGACACGAAATTTGGCGAGGCGCGCACCGGCGTTCTTATCAAAGCCCCAATAAGCCCCCATCCAAACGTCGCCCGTTACGGTCGGCGTTATAGAGGCTGTTTGGAGTTCAGTAGCGTAATCGGTAGCCGAGAGATTTTCATCCGCCTCGGTATAGGCGAAGGCGTGCCGGTCAAACTTGTTCAGGTTGAGCGCGAAGATGGTCGAGTGCAGACGGATAGGCGAGCCGGATTGGGCGGTAGATTTCTCCTTAAAGGTATTCGACGCCGCGCCCAACGTAAAGACCCGCGCCATACCATGCAGAATCCCGGAAGAATCGGCCTCTTGCAGACCTACATCCGCCTGTGGCAGTGAAGAAGTTGCCTCGCCTGAACGGTCAAGAACCTGAAGTACCCGGTCGGTATCGACAACCGGATCATACTGCGCTGTCACCAGCACCAGCCAGTCGTCGCTGGCCGTTCCAGGCGTGAACGTGATGGATGCGCCATCCGTCGGCGTCCCGCTTAGCGTATCATCCGTACTCCGTTCATTAAAGAACCAGTCAGTATCCTCAGTTACATCGTCGCTTAGGTTGATGGCCAGCATCGCAACCTGGTCAACCCCCACGGTTTCGTCTGGATTGGATGCGTGGAATTGTAGTTTAATAGCTTCGCCGGAGACCGCTGTCCAGACGGTCAGGAAGGTATAAGTGCGGCGAACGCCTGCCCCGACTTGTTCCCGGTTTGATTCGGATTCCGCAAAGTCGGTCGAACCATGAAGAACTTTAAGATACGCTTGACGGTTGCCGAGGCTATTGGCTAACTGAGCGGTTATATAGAGGAGGTACTTTTTACCCACCGTGAAGTTGCCAGAGGCTATGTTGGCCCCAGTTACATCCACGTAAGATATACTACTGGTGGTCTGGTTGGTGTTTTGCTCAGTGAAGGCGTGGGCAATCTCGGCCATCGGTTAAACCTTCGCTATTTTTCTATGCTCCTGAGATCATCTTCGCGCGGGTAAAGGTGCCGCTCACCAGGCTCAGGGCCGCCTTGGCGATCTTCACGTCCGCGTCGCTGTAAACGCCCAGCTCCGAGCCCGTGGTTATGTTTTGGTTTCGCAGCGCCATGTAGAACAGCATCAGCGCCGACGCGATGGTCGGGGTGGCGGCGGGGATGCCCTGCGAGAGCTCGGGGATCGTGTCCACCGTTAGCCCGTCCACGACCTCGGCGTTCACGTCAGCCTTGGCCTGGGTGGCGAGCTGCTCGGCCTGGGCCTGTACCAGCTGGCTCACCAGCGCCAGGGGCGCGGTCGTCAGCCAGAGCTTCAGGTCGGCCGGCACCTTGCCGCTCGACAGCACGTCGGGCGCGGCGCCCAGCCACTCCTTCAGGTCGGCGTGGACCATCCCGTCCGCCTCGGTGGCGATCAGGTTAGCCGGGGTCGCCAGCACCTTGCCGGCGGCGTCCGTGCCGGCCTCGGCCGCTATCGTACTCCTCGACAGGGCGGCATCCTCGGTGAGATCGGTGGTGGTACCGTTGTCGGTGATGGTCATGTTGCCGCGCGCGGCTACCGTCAGGCTGGTGCAGGTGGCGCCTATGATGAGCTGGCCGTCGCTCTCGTAGCTCACGGTGTCAAGGGCGGTTCCGCTATTAAGCTGCATCCCTCCTGAGTAGTGCCGGATGTTGAGGTTGGTAACACCCGCCCCCGGAAAGGTGAGCTCTGGCGTATTGTTTCCCGCGACCGCGCTGTGGCATCCAGCGAAAATTATGTTCGTTGACGCACGGAGGGTACTGTTACCCGTCAACGCGCAACCATAGGCAAAGCACTCCAGGGCCAACAACCCCGTCAGTTCGCAATCGTGCATGTGGATTCGGTCTGCTCCGCCCTGGGTGCCGGTCACGGAGAGAGAAATGAACGTCGAGTTATCCACGTCCTGGGAACCCAGATTGACCTGGTTATTTCCCCCAATGCCGACAAACTCGTAGTCCTCCATCAGGGCGACGAGCGTAATGTTAGAGTCGTTAACAAGGTAGATGCGGTCGAGGCTCATGCTATCGGCCAGGGTCTTGGCTGCGCCGATGGTGGAAACGGGGTTGCCCACGGTGCCGTCAACGCCGTTTGCGGTATTGGTGTTGCCGGCGGCGTCGTCCAGGTAGACGCCAAGGCCACGCGGCCCCAGGTAGGCGGGGTAGAACCCCTCGTTGCCGTCGAACACGGTTTCGGCATTGTCGGCGGCAGGCGCAGAACCACTAATGGCGGTCATGTTCGCTCCAACTTCTCCAGCAGCACTTACGCCAAGCCTTCTCCCGTTGGTGACGGGCATGAGGGCGGCGCGGTTCTCGATACTAAACGAGGCCACCACGTAGCCCACAGCAGAGATGCCGCCTATGGTGCCAACCGATATAACCACTTGGTATTCTTGTCCTATGCCGAAACCGTTGGCGGCGGTGGCAGCGATTCGACAGTTGTGCAGTCCGGTTAGCCCATCGAAATCTAGGGTCAGGACTTCAGCCACGGTTATTTGCGTGATGGAATTGTCCTCATATACCTCCACCACGCCGCCAACTAGGGTGACGGGCAAGCCGGTGTTATCAACCGTGGTAAACTTGAAATCGAAAGTTGCCTCTAAAGCAAAGTCGCCTAAGTAGTTCATTGTGCCCTCACTGCGTGATGTCTTACCTGCGCCAGTCCCGCGCCCTGCCCGACTACCCCCGTCTTCGTCACCGTAATCCTCGGCACCTGGGTATTGGCCATGCCAGGATTGCCGCCGTTGTAGCGCACCCGAAACTCCACGTAATCCCCGTCAACAAAGTCAGCCGAAACCAGCAACAGGCCCCAGACCAGCTCGGTAAAGTTGTTCGCCGTCAGTTGAAAGTTTGCCAGCTCCGCGTCGGATACCATCTGCTCGCCGGCGACAAAGGAGCCCGGCCCATCAGTGAGGCCGTCCGTTCCCCGGTTGGTTGTAGCCGCGCCGTCGGTCAGAGCGCTACCGGCGTCCATCTGAACGCGGTCGGTTGCGCCTGTGGGAATTATCCATGATCCCCCGCCATTTAAACGGTATTGGAGCTCGTAGTCGTCAATGGTGTTTCCGTCAATATCCCCAGCGCCCACCTCATCCATCAAAAGACGAAGTTGGATTTGGGAATCTGAATCTACGTTGCGGCCAGTTACGTTTACGTCCTCGTTGGCAACCGGGCTTGACCCCGCCTCGGTGCCATCCTCGTAGAAGCGGAAGTGCGTTATGTCCGGGGCAAACTCGTCGTGGCCGAACAGCGCCCAGGGGCCAGAGTATAGATAGCTTTCCCGTACCAGGACTACGCCTGTCTCGATGTCGAGTACGACCTTAGTGGTGACGCGCTTCAATTTTCGCCCTCTTTTTAATTGCCCAATAGTCCTCATCCCGGATTGTCCGCCCAAACAATACAGCCTTGGGGCCAACGTACATCTTCATGTAGTCCCAATAGCCGTCAAGGTCGCACCCATTCCAACCGCCAAGGTCGGGGTTCCAGTAGTAAGCGTCCTTCCCACACTGGGTCTTTCCATTATTGTTGACGGCCTGTACGTTGTTTTGCGGGGCATGGAAGGGGTCACCATCCTCACTGCTGAAAGTTGACCCATCGCCGTAGTAGATTGTCCAGGCCATCGTTGCCCTCTGCCCAGCACTAGCGGTTAGGGCCGGCTATGGGCCGGCCCCACCCGGCCGTTACGTCAGTTGCAGGATGCCCTCGGCGTTCCACGCAATGTCCACATTGCCGCCGTTGGTTACAAGCGGCAGCCCCGTCAGCGTGTCCAGGTACGCAATTACCACGCTGGTGGTATCCACGCCCGTATTCTTGAAGACGATTACCGCCGCAATGGTGCCAAAGTCCGCGCCGGTGTACGCCAAATCGTCGGCATTGTACTCGGCCCGGTTGTTGGGGTCGTCCTCTACGATGGTTTTGGTGGCCAGCGATTTACGCGCATAGCCGGCACCGCTCAGCTCGGCGTCAACAATGTCGCTAGCACCGCTCTCATCGATGAAATCATGGTCGGCGTCAGGCGTGTACGGGGTGCTGGCAATAAGCAAGACCTGGATGTCATCGACCACTAGGTCGATGGTGCCATCCATAATCTGCTTTTTCGCAAGGTTGTAAAATACATCGGCCATTTCGTTTTGCCTCCCTCTGTCTAGTACAGTGCCGGGGGCAGCTTGTAGCGCCGGCCCCCGGCCCATACTTATTGCGGGGCTGCTCCCTTTTAGGTTGTGAAGCCGCCCGTTTCCACCCGCGTCCGACGCGGGTCGAGGCGTACACCGCCCATGATGTGCCGGGCACGTACCCAGATAACGTCGTTCCAGAAGTCACCTTCCAGGGGCGAAATCGGGGCACCACCCGCAGCTACCTTGTCGCTACTCTTAAACACCACCTCAGGTGTAACGCGGCCGCGCAAAAAGTTCAGCACTGCCGCCGGCCCATCTACACCCGGGTCGGCAAACAAGTACCAGCAGCTCACACCGTTAGTGGTGTTCACAATCGGCAAGTACGGGTTGGTGTGCGGCGTGACGTTGTACAGCTTGGCGGGGTTGCGCGAGCCACGGATGGTTACTGCGCCAGCCGTGCCAGCCGCCACAATCGTCTCGCTTTCCAGCACTTCAAACATCTTGGTACGCCCAGCGGGCGGTACAACCAAATGGATCTTTTCGATGATGATTGGTTCACCATCGAAGTCCACCTGGTCGGCCATATCCTGAATGGCTGGCCCAAGCGTATCCACGCCCAAGATGCGCGCGCTGAGGTTGGTGATCGACGTGCCATCGAGCGGGTGCGTCACCGGCGCACCGTACAAGCCCGTGTGCGGCGCGGTCGGTTCGGCAATCAGCTTGGTCGCTTCCTTCCAAACCGTCCGCCTTGCCGCCCGCGCAAAGCGCGCCGCAGGTGCCAGCGCGCCCAGGTTGTCGTTCAGCAGGCTTTCCCAGCTATAGGGGTAGGCACGGCCAAACTTCTCGAGCACTGATTCGACCTTGCCCTCCTTGATGGCCACGCCCGTGTACTCGCCGTGCTCCAGCACCTTCGGTAGCGCACCCTCGCCGCCATGCGCCGACAACCAATCCTTTGACCGGAAGTCGTTTTGGATGCCTTGCCCGATATACCCAAACACGTCGGGCTCGGCTGCCTTGTACGCTGCTACCAACTGGCGCTCCAGCACGTTGCTAAACAACAGCGGGAAGTCGCTCGTGGTTGCGGCTTCAAAGATGCGCCGCCGCCGCTCGTAGGGCGAGAGGCGGGTGTCGCAAATCAGGTTGTTCACCTCGGCCAGCCTGCGTTGCAGGTTTGGTATGTTACGTTGCCGCAACAGGTCGCGGGCCGCAATGAACGTTTCGGTCATGGGGATGTGCTCCAATGCTTCACGTTGCATGTTCTTGTCCTCCCTAGTTTTTGCCCGCGCCCATTACGGCTTCAGTAGCAGGACGGGGATTTCGGTGGTGGCATCGCCGGCCACAGCGCCAAGTGCAATGCCGTATTGGATTTCGCCGCTATCGACGTTGAGAACTTCGGTTGCCGTATCCCAATACACCAGGTCACCATACACAACCGGCGTGCTGGCATCGGCTACACCTTTGCCAACCACCGGCAGTTTGTGAACCTGGGTAATGGTGCATGGGATGATGTCGCCGCTGGCCTTTGCATCCAGCTCAGCAACACCCGGCAAGTTGGCGTTCCCAATCACCACCGGCTGCCCGCTGTTTACAAACCCATCGCCCGTATCCAAGAACACTAGGTTGGTATGCGGTACATCGATGGTGTTACCTTTTTGAAACCACGTTTGGCTCATGCTTAGCCCTCCTTTACTTCTTTGCGGCTACCGGGAAACGTGATTCCTCGGCAGCTTCTTTGGCAGCGGCCTCTGTCATGCCGCCGCGCTGGTAGGATTCGATCAGCGCCTTGTGGTCGGCCTCAGGGTCGCCCTCGCCATCACCGTCGCCGCCGCCGGCGTTGGCTTCCCCCATGCCTTGCACACCACCAGGCTTGCCCTTGTTGCCGTCGCCGGCAGCACCAGGCTTGCCTACTTTTGCGCCCACATCTTTCAGGAACTTTTCCTCGGCCTTAATGGCCTCGGCCAACTGCGCCTCTAGGCCCGTGGCCTCGGAGAAATCCTTGAAACGGTCGCGGATGCGCTGTTTGCTGGGGTCGGGCAGGGTTTTACACTTACCCAACGCCTCTTCCAGCGCGGTTTTGTTCACGGCAATACGGCCCTTCTTCTCGGCCTCGGCCACCTTTTCCTTTGCTTCCTTGGCCTCTTTTTGCGCCTTGTCGCGCGTTTCCAATGCCGTATCGCGCTCGCTCTCGGCGGTAACTTTTGCTGCCCGCTCGGTAGCAAGTTGTTCTGCTACGTTTTGCTCGTTGCTCATATGCCTTCCCTCCTCTTGCAGTTGTTTGCGTGCTAGCGGTGACAAAGCATTGTCAACGCTTTCACGAAATGCTTCTAACGCCTCAGCCGTGCCCCCGGCGTTGGCGTAGGTTACAAAGTCCACGCTTTCGCCGTGCAGCAGCTTGCTTACAACCCAGGTTTTAATTGACTTCGACATGGGCATCCTCCCCCTCGCCCAAAGCCCGGATGCTCAGACCCATCTCGTGCAGCAACCCGTGCTGGGCAAGGTTTTGCAAGCGCCGGTCGAAACCGTCGTCAATGATGGCCGCTACGCCATCAATGGCCTGCGCTTCTTTGTTGTAATGCACCTGCTGGATGTTCCCAACCCAATTCCACACATCCCCCTCAGGCCGCCGCCGCTGCTCTTCCTCGGTGGCGTGGTTGGCAAACATTTTCAGCCCTTCGAAAATACGGTAGTCGCGCTCCAGCACCGCTGCCGGATAGAAGCGCGAGCGGCTGGTGTTGAGGCCGGCCTTGATGATGCGCACGGGCAGCAGCCGCTTTTCCTTGTCGTACTTTGCCTCCTGTACCGCCAGTACATTGCTGCACAGTTGCGCCCGTGGCCCGGCCTCCTGTACCTGTTCGGTTGCGCTACACGTTTCCTGCCGCTGCACCAGCAACGCCTCCTTGTACGTCAGTGGCAGCAGCTCCGCCGCCTCTGTAGCCGCGCCTGCCGGCACGTTGCAGCTTGTGGCCTGGACGCCGGCGGGGAAGCCACGGGTTAGGGCGAGGAAAGCACCTTTGCACTTGGCAGGGTCGAACTGCCGGAAGCGCATGAACTTGCTGGCAGCCGCACCCTCGTCCAGCTTGTCGCTGCGCAACGTGTGGCCCTTCAGCCACACGCGCGCGCGCGCGGCCGTCCACGTAGCTTTGGCAAACAACACCGTTTGTATGCGCTGTGGCATTGCCCTTACCCTCCCTTGACGGCTGCTCCCTGGTTGCCCTTAACGTAAGCATCGAACTCGGCCCGCACACCCGCCAACTGTGCCAATCCCTCATCAAGGCGCTTTTGCAATGAGGCACTGTTGCCCTGCTCGCGTGCAAGGTGTTCCTTGAAGCTCTCTTTCTCCTTCTGGCACGCCACAAGCTGCTTTTGCAGTGCGCCGCACCTGGCTACTTCCAGCAGTAGCGCCTGCTTGCCTGCGCCCTTGGCCTGGTCACACTTGGTTGCAGGCACGATCACCCGCTGCCCTGGTGCGCACTCCACCGCCACTTGGTTCCCGCCGTGGCGGCCTACTACCTTGCCCGACAGTGCAACTAATGCACCATTAGGTATTTCCTTACCGCCGCCATCCAACCATACCAACTTACCGCTTGCTGCTTCTGCCACCATTTTGTTTTCCTCCGGGGGCGCACAACCTTGCTGGGTGTACGCTGATGGAATTTTGCTGCATTGCGAAACTTTGCCTCATCGCCGTAGCCTCTTCGTAACCAACGTGCAGTGGCAGTCGGGATGGAATGGTGGCCGCTGATGGCCGCTGGGGAAGGCTTGGTCAATAGGCATGGCCCCGGCCTGGTGATTGTTGATGCAAACGGGGCACGGGTTTATCCGGCTGAGCACGGTAGTCTTGCCGGGCGCATTCCGTGCCTGCATCTTTTGCAGCATAGCTTCCGACATGGCATCATTGATTTCCGTTGTGGCAATCAAGTTCGAGCGCCGCACGGACATGTCCAACAGCTCGCGGCGTATTAAGCGCCCCGTCCCCTCCACGCCCAACTTGTCCCGTATGCCCCGCGCTATCAACTGCGCCATGCGCTGCTGCGTTTGCAGGTTTATGCCAGTAACCAACTGCGCCGCCCGTTGTGCTGCAAACTGCGATGCCGCTAGTGCGGCTGGGCCGGGCACTTCAAAGGTCTCGATGGCTTGCTCGCGCAACCAAATCATCTCCCCCGCTTCGTTCAGCTCCACCTGCTCGCCCTGCTTCAAGCCGGCGCGCATGGCGCTGTCCAAACTGAGCAGCAGTATATTGAACAGCAGCTCGGTCAGCCCATCCACCACCGGCTTGACCGTGTGCGCTGCTACATCCCTGCCCAGGTTTACCTCGTTCTGCGTTGCTGCCCGCTCGCCACCATCTGCATCCCCAGGCTGCGGCCCATATTGCAGCACAAGTTGTTCCAGTCCTATGTCCTCAACGGCCCTACGCAGGCGGCGGAAGTAAAAGGCCAAGTCTTGTTTCAAGATGCGCTGTATGCGCGCACCCTCAGGGCTTTGCAACCCTACCGCCTCTAATACGTGGCGCATGCGTGTAAACGCCTCCGCCAGTACCCCGTTATGTAGTGATAAACCCATCTGGTATTTCTATATCCCTTTGCCAATCGCGATAGCCTTCCGGGTTTGCCAGTGGTATGGCCCAGGTAAGTGGAGCCATGTTTGTGTGCACGTGGTAATGCTCAATCAGAAACGCTGCCCGCGCCGGGTGCATGTGGTTCGGGTGTTTGCGCGCGAACCACGCCGGGAACCACACCTTCCAGGGCGGTACGTACACCAGGCGGATGCTGCCGCACACTAGGCACAGCATGCGTATAGATGCACCTACGCACATGGCCCACCTATCTGTGCGTTTGTAACGGAACAGTATCCAGGGTGCCTTTGTTTCGTATGTGTCGTAGGCCATTACATCACACTCCCTGCTTCCATTAAGTCACAAACCCTATGCACCGCCGCCGCCAACGCCTCCACCTGCCCCGCCTGTGGCTGCGCACCCGCCGCCGCCCCTGGCGGTTGGCCTGCAACGGGTGCACCAGGGGCGGCAACGGGTGGGTTCGCTTTGGCTTCCTCCTCGCGCTCCTTGCGCTTCTTCATAATGGCCTCAACAATTTCCGTTACGTTGTTTACGCCCGCCGCCGCAAACACCAACGCAATTATCTCAGCCCGCTCCGCCAGCTCGGGCACAACGTCCTTCAGTTTCTGCAAGGCATCGGCCAGCTTGGGCAAATCCTTTTGAATAATGGGCGGCCAATCCACGTCAAGCTCGGCCTTCTTAACCTTAACCGCCTGCCGGGCCAACACGTACCTGTACAAATCCAGGTACACATCCGTCCACAACTGCTGGTTCATTTCGAATCCCTTTAGTATGGGCAGCTCCATTGCCGTCGCCGTGGCCAAATTGCCCGTCCGTGGGTCTCCGAAATAATGGAGTGGCAGGTTGACACTGGAGCCAAACATGGTTTTGAACAGGTCGGCATCAGCCGTAGCGTTTACTGCGCCCGTATCCTGCTTTTGCAGTTCGAGTTTTAGCCCCTGGTTTTGCAGCCACGTGCTTGCCGCAGCCGGCGGCGGGTTGCGCTCCGTACCGCCCGTTGCCGTTAGCGTGGTGGTCAGCCGCGCTTTCAAGTCCTTCAACGCTTTGCCACTGCCCTTGTTGGTAAGGTGGTAAACGTAGCGGGCCACAGCCTGTATAACTGCGCTGCGGGCCTGCATGAACTTCCGGTTCTCTCGGCTCCAATCCAACCCGCTTTCCAGCAAGCTCGCACCCCACAACCCCAGCGGCTCGTTCGCCACGTGGTACACCACCACATCAGGCTGCACCGGCTTCCCCTGCCCATCCACGCGCAGCACCGCCTCATCCGGCGCTGCCCAATCCCGGTAATACATGGCCTTGTCCTCGCTGCCGGCCTTGCCGGGTACCATGCGCTTATAGAACCACGGCTCCTCGGCATCCTCGGGGTTGGTAATTATTTCGGTTACTTGTCTGCTATCCAAGCGGCGGAATACAAAGCCACTATCGGTATCAAATATGGCCACAAACAAGTCGCCATCTATCAGCAGGCGGTTGCTGTTCTTTTGTTGCCCCTGCGCGCTAAAGAAGGTGCGGTTGCGCGGATCCAGCCGCAGTTCTTCCAGTATGCTCGCCGCCCGGCCCTTAGCGGTAACGCTGTGCCCGGTGCCCACGCTGTAGGCCGTCCACAAGCGCACGGCTTGGTGCGACAGTGGGTCACGACGGTAGAAGCGGCGCGCTATCGGCAGCACGTTCTCGCGCGTGGGTAGATCCATCTCGCTGCCCACCAACGCCGTGCGCAGCCACCCCCTATCCTCCAGCGCCAACTCCAGTGCGGCTTGCGAACCGAAGGCTTCCTGCATCATTTCGGGCGGCAACTGTTCCATTGCCTCCACTACCTGCAACGCATCGCGCAGCAAGCCCGGATCGCCTTCCATTAACTGCCCATTGCCGCTGCCGTTTCCTTTTGCTTTACGGGCCATTGCTGATCCCCTCTTCCAGGCCGCCTATTACCTCGCCCGGCCCCAAGTCTTTCAAGCGGTTGGCCAGCGTAGCCACCGCCAGCCCTAGTAAGTTATCGGTGCGCTGCTGCGAGTGCAGCACATCCCACATCGCTTGCCGCACCAGCACTGGTTCCGCCCTTGGGCAATCCACCATTATCGCCGTCAGCTTTACCTGCACATCAGGCTTTACGCGCTTCCGCTTAGCCATCAGCTAATTCCACCTGCGCCACTGTCGCCTCGGCCATTACGTCACCACCCCAAAGCCGTATTCATCTGGCTCATCCAACCCCTCGCTTATGGGCGGCATGCCTTCCTGCGTGTCGTCAATTAACACGACATCCTCGTCCTGCCCCACGCCCATTAGCAAGTACCGCAACCCGTGCACCAGCACATCCACCTGATCGTTGTATTGGCCGTTGGGGAACTGCGCGCATTCCTCAATTAAGTCATACGTGTACCGCGCCTCGCGCAACACCTGCACCCAACCCGCTTGCATGTACCCGGTTACGCTTTGCGCCCGCAGCACCTTGTCCTGCACCGGCGCAGGCAGCAGCGTAATGGGTACTTGCGGCCAATCGGGGCGGCGGCCCTGGCCTGTTATAACGGCTTGCACAAACGAAATCCCGCTGGCCTTTGGCTCCACCTTAACCGCGTTCACCATCAACCCGGCATCCACTGCACGCTTGTATTGCAGGTACGCTTGGGGTAGGAGCCGCGTCCACTCCAACTTTTCACGAAACCATTGGAGAACGAGCACAGCCCCCGGCATCAACCCAAACGTACCGCACACACTGTAGCTGCTGCCTTTGTTTTCCGTGTACCCCGTATCCCATATCTGCACCACATGCAGGTAGCCGCCCGGCAAGCGGTCGGTAAACTTCCACCACGCACGCTTAATGATTTCCCCCGCCGGCACGTGCGGGTTGCCCTGGCACATGCCCTCAAAGCGCAGCGGCCCCAGCTCCAACCGCTTTACCTGTTCCTGCGCCTCGCCTATGCGTTCAGGCCACAGTAACCCGCCCTCGGCAGCCAGCCCGTTGGCCGGGCCGTCGGCGTCAAGGTGGGCACCCATAATACATTCGCTATCAGCTCCCACAATCGCAGTACGTGGTTTCAGCACACCACCTACCTGGAAGGGGGAGCCGCCTACGCCCCGGAGCGGTTCTTTTGTGGGTGACGCAGGCGGCTTGGTCGTGGCACTACGGGGTTGCTTTGTTGCGGCGGGGGGGGGTTGTGCTGTTTGGCCAGTGGTACTGCGTAGGTATTGCAGTATGCCGCTTTCGAAGTGAACCATTTCAGGGCTACGCTCAAAGTGCAACGTCTGCTCGGGCGGCAGCTTAGCGCAAAATGGGCACAGCGCCTTGCCGCCATACCCGCGCATGGGCATGTGCACTACCAGCCAGCCCTGCTCCTGCATCCAGCGCGCTATATCCCGTTCGTGCCAACGCGTCATTACTGCAATGGCCCGCCCGCCCTCATGCGCCGGCAGTATGCGCGACATGAAGGTGGTGCTAATCCATCGCTGCACCTTTTCCCGTTGCAGCTCGGTGGCACTGTTCTCTTCGTCCATGATGTCGTCGAGCAGGCCAAGTGTAAAGCGCCGGCCCAAAATGGGGCCATACATACCGGCGCAAACGTAGCTGGGATCCTTGTCGCCCGGATCGTCCCGCCGCAAGTACCACCTATGGTTCGCCCAGCCCTTCAAGTAATCAGGCTGCACGCCAGGGAAGCGTTCCTGGTAGCGCGGGTTATCGCAGATGGTGTCGCGCACCGCAATGCTGTTGGCCTGCGCCTGCGTAGCTGTGTTGCATACGTGGCCAAAGTGTAGCGCCCGGTTCCGCCCTATCTCCCACGCCGGCCATACCACGCTTACCCAGGTAGTTTTCGCATGGTCAGGCGGCGCTACAATCAGCAGCCGTTGCAGCGTATGGTCTTGCAGCAGATCGCACCACAGACGATGATGGGGGGCAGGCTTGAAACCGTGCACGTACTCGCCATACTTGGCTAATTCAGTGCGGGCCAACTTTTGCAGCATGCGCTCTTGCAAGTCCGAGGAGTGCGTTCGCATCGCTGCTTCCAAGTTGGTCAATCCAACTGTGTTCGTGGACAATCCGCGCCTCCAGGTGTTGCAATACATCTGGTTCACCGCGAAATCTCATGTACAGGGCCAGCAGGGTTTCAAACTGTTCCAGCGACAGCTCAACGACGTAGGCTTCCAGCTTTTCCTTTGTGCCACAATGGTACTCCCACCACTTGTCGCACACCTGCTTCAACCGCGTTGCCCACGCCAGCTTTACCTCCACCACTGGCCCGTTGCAGGCTTCATCAATGGCAGCCCGCGTGGACGACTTACGCTGCTCATACCGCTCCTGCCAGTTGAAGGCTTTCTTCCACCGCTGCACCGTCAGCCGCGCAACCGTAAGCTCTCGCGCTACACGCACGATGGGATTGTTCATAGATTGTGCAAGTGCAGCGGCATAGATTTCATACGCTTGCATATGCCTGGGGGTTTCGTTGGGGGTGTTACGCTGTGTACCCCTCGGTGTTTTGCTGTTGCGTGCCACGGCTGCGCAGGATGCAGTAGTTGGGGCAGTGGTGTCAAGCGGATTGCGGTGGTGTTGAGCAGTTGGCAACTAGGGGAAGGTGGGGTTAAGTAGTAGCAGCGGCAGGGGGTTAAGGTGGGGCGAACTTTTTTTGGGGTTTGGCTGGCGCTACGGGCTTATCGCCAGTAGCAACGGCCAACACACGCCGGCAATGGGGGCAAGCCAACAGGCGCATGTCAGCGAACAACACACGGGGCAGGTTGGCCAGTGGCCCATAAACGGGGCCGCAGGCGCGGCAAACGAGCGGGACAGTTTCAGCATCCATAATCAACCTTTTTTTTGGGCTTCATACCCCTTCCACACCTGTACGGGCTGCGCGTAGGGGGTGTAGAGAGGATGGCGCGGGTGCCCCTCCGCCGTTGTGCCCAAGCAATAGCAGGTATAAGTTGCGAGCAACAAATTAGAAACAACCTGGGCACGTAGCAGTAATTTGTCGTGGGGGTTGCCCCAGGCAAGCATGATGCGGTCGGCAGTTTCCGCAACGGTGCTTATGGTATCCATGTTAGCCGGGCCAATGGGGTCGCCGGCCGTCAGCAGGTTGTCCGGTGCAGTAGAACGAAAAGCGAACAAATTACAAATATGCAGCCTGCCGTGCCCCCACAGTTGGGCGAAGCGGATACAGCGACGGATGGTAGGGTCATTGGCAATACTGCTGGCCGTGCTGGGGTTAAGCATTACGAACAAAACCGTAAGGCCATTGGGCTGCCACATGCGCCACAGTTTGTAACGGTACTTGCCGCACGCGCTAAACTCGGCACCGCTAAAGTCATCCAACGATAGAGTTTTCATTAAGTTTTACCCTATTCCTCTTGGTAAGTTGCCAACGCTATATCATATTGTTCTTTCGTATAACCAATGGCTTGCAACTCTGCTGCTGTAGGGTCGCCATACCAGTTGCAATCAGGGTTCTGACAATACGTAGTTGGCACAACGGCGCAGTTTTGGTCGGTTGTGAAAGTCAAAGAACCACAGTCAGGACATTGACGAAAACTCATATAACCTCCTCTTTGGGCACTAGCTTTACAAGCCTTGGAAACTTGCGGCGGTGCTTGCGGCAGCGCCAATGCAACTCTACCGTGCGCCGGCGGCCACGGCGGCAACGTGGGTTGTAGCAGCCCCGGTACCGTTGGCAATCAATGCAGTAGTGGTGGTGGTAGTTCGGGTCGTCGCTATACTTTTTTGGCACCCGCGTCCTCCAATACCGCCTGCGCATCGGCAATATCTTTTAGCACCGCTTGGCCCTCTGCTCCATCCAGCCCATCCTCGTTGTAGATGGCAGTGTCGATTGCCGTAATGCAACGCAGGAACACGGTACCGAATAAGTCGCGCTCCACCCGCAGCAGCTCCACCAACACCTTCGCTTGCAGCGCCAGTTCCACAATATCGTTATACTCCGCAAACGCCAGTGCCTCCCACCGCTCCGCATCACCTTTGGGTGGGTTGGCCACTATATCGCGGGGGAAGCGTTCGAACACGTAGTTGTGTTTCTCTATGCGTGCCAGTTGTCGCGCTTGCAACCCAACAATCCAATCCAGTTTTTCTTTTACAGCACTCATCGCTTTGCCTCCTCTTGTGGTGCTACCCATTGCGCTTGCCTATACACGTTCTTAATTACATCGGCCAGTGCTTTTAGCCCTGCCGGCGTATCGACGTGGTACATGCCTACGGCGAAGCCTTTGTGCCACTCCAGGGGCGAGGGACAAGCGCAGTGCCCAGAAACGCGCACATCTTTGCCGTGCCGACGGTGTAGCTCTGTTGCGTAGGCGGGTGGGATACCAGGGCCGTCAGCAATCCAGTAGTACCATGCTCGACGAAAACCCCAGCGCATCGGCTCCAGCGTACCAATTATGCAGGTTGGAACCTCGCTGTTCGGAAGCTGTAGAGGGAGCTGGTAGGCTACTATGCCAGCAGCCTTCAGCTCGGCGCGCAGCGTATCATCACAGCCCTCTACACCTGCCATGTTTGGGAACACTCCAGGTTTTGCATTAGATGGGTTTAGGCCCATAGCTTTCCTCCTTTTCGTTGTGCTTGCGCCACCACTGCCGCAGCATTTCATTTATGCGTTGCCATTTACGTGCGGTTGCGCCAACCGCCGGCGGTGGAGGTGGTGGTGCTAGCAAGCGCAGCGGGCGGCCCCCAGCATGCAGCGGTGGCAGTGCCGGGCGGCGGCGGTGCTTGCGCGGTGGTGGTGCACCGGGCGCGCGCGGCTTGTGCGTGCCAGGCTTGGGCGCACCCTCGGCACGGTCGAAAATACACTGGTAGCACATGGGCGTGCCATCCACTACCTGGTACGGTTTTACCATACCCTTGCCACGTTCCAAACAAGGCCAGCACATCTTCTGGCTGCGCAGCACCTCATTCATCGCCAACAGCACGCTCCTGTTCACGTTCCGCTTCAACTTCAGCGCGGCCAGCCTCAACCCCCGCGTTGTAGCCCTCATCACGCTTTACCTCCAGGCACTTTTCACACGGTTCCACAATAAAACAAGGCTGGCCGCGCTGCCGCGTTTTGGTACCCTCGGTTTGGTTGCAGAGGCCCTCGCCACAGTAGCAATATATTTCGACGTTTAGCGTAATGTCGGTCATAGCGTCCCCCTTAGCCCCTTGTACTTTGCTACCAGCTCGGCCCATATCTCATCCGATTCCGCAAGTAGAGCCGGGGCAAACAACCTCAGGAAGCGGCGGCCATTTTCCAGGATAGGCGTCGTGTCAATTTTATTGGGATTACCCAAAAAGATGAACAGCTTCGGTGCGTTTATACCATCCTCCACTTGTTCCACCTTCATGCCATACTCATCCAGCCCGGTAAACCTGTACCCGTTCTTCAGTAGCGCCACAATCGTTTGCTGCATGCTGTCGCCAAAGTTTTCACCTCTGTGGGCTATCATTGCCACGTAGTAGCAAGCATCCCACTCATCGCCTGTTAAGTAATCGCTTAGTGCCATGTTACACCTCCTTTGTAGGTGGTACCCAATAGTAATCAGGATACTTTGTTCTAATAGCAAGCAAAGCTGGCCGCAGTATCTCATAGTTCGACCAATCTGCTACAAAGGCAGTAGCGACTAGGCTGCACAGGAAGTTACCTGCCTTGAAGGGTTGTTCGTGGACAATCCCAAACAGCCACGGCGCTAACACCGGGTCGTTGTTCGCTATCATCATATTGCATCTCATTTTATTTGCCGGTTGGCCGGCCCAGCTTCTTCTCGACAATCGCATCTATGCGCGCAGCAAACAGGGCAGCGGTAGCAAACAGCACAAACGTACCCTGCCCTAGCTTGCAGTTTAGATCACGCGCCGCTTGCAATGCCTCGTTGGCCTTGCCTTCGTAAATCAGCGTCGCAATCTCAGCGAGTTCCTCGCTTGCTGCTTCCAACCCGGTTTGTGTTGGCTTGTTTGACATAGCTCCCCCCAGCGCCAGCATCGCATCAAGTTCCTTGTCGCTCATTCTTTACCCGCATTCTGTATCTTTACCCGCAGCGGGTCAGCATACCGCCGCACCAATTCCCGCGTACTTTCCAGTGTAGCGTTGAGGCGCGTTATCTCACTTACTTGCGCATCCATAGTGGCCGCCAACTGGTTCAGATGCCCCTCAATTCGTTGCATCAAAGCGTTGATGCGCGTCAGCGGCTCAGCCACCATCTTCCCCGCCGTGGTTATGGCGTTTGCAAACTCCTTTAGCATTTCCCTTGTTTCGTGCTCTGTCACTGTACTACCTCCCGCCCGGCTCTGCCGTGGCTAGTAACCGTTGCATGTGTCGGAAATGTATCTTGTATTGCTTAATGACGCTAATCATATCGGCAATCGCTTCCTTCAAATCTTCACTACAGTTAGGGCAACCCGGCGGCTTGCGGTCAAACATTAAGCTCTTGTGTTCCTTGCACCGTAACTGCCCTACCTTCGGATTGTGCGTAATCTTGCCTGCCATCAATTCCCGGCATTGTTCCATGCTTGCCTTTGGTAGTATTACCATCATTTCTCCTTATGGTGAAACAACACATACGCTACAACCAACACCAGCACCCACCCGCCAATAATCAAAACCATTAGCATAAGTGGTGGGGGCACACGCTGTCTGCCCGTCGCAGGGCTGCTCCTGGCGGGATGCTGCCTCCCGTGCGGTTTTTCCTTCCGTGTGCCCCCATAGAACACCACCGGGGCCAACCACATGGGTATGGTTGGCCCCGGCGTTTGACCTACGCAGCGGGGTTAGCTGGCGAGGTCGAAGCTCCGAACTTCGTAGAACCACTTGTCCTTGCTGGAGGGCAAGCTGGTGGGCAAGCCGAGCTTCTTCAGCTTGTCCGTTTCGTTCAGCCCACAGAGCCGTTTGACGCTGTGGATGGCGCGGGCCGGGTAAGCGCGGCCAAAGTAACCACGGGTGGGGTTGTACCCCTCGCCCACCGTGGCCACACACAGCAACGGGCGCTTTGCACCCTTGTGTTTTGCCTTGCGCCACTGCGGTTCCAAGAAGCTGACCTTGAAAATGGCCAGCCCACGGGGCTGCTTGATGGCCTCGATGCCCAGGCTGCCGGCCAGCTTGGCATTGTTCAGGCCACCCAAGTTGTCGACGGCCGTCACAACCAGCTCCGGGCGCACATTGCGCACGGCGCGGGCTGCGGCATCTTTGTTGCCATTCACAATCACGGTAATGTTGCCGGGTGTAAATTTCATCGGTTGTTCCTCCGTAGTGTTCAAAGTTGGTGTTGCCATAAGCCGATGCTAGAGGAACGTTGCACACTTGTCAACTCCTATTTTCGATTATTTTCTGCAATGAAACTGCGTTGTTCGGCTGCATGTACCACCTGGGGCGACCTACTGCCGCCGGAATTCCTCCGTATTCGGGCACGTTGTCCAGTGCGGCTCCAGCGTGTCCGGGTTAAGCGGCAGCTTCTTCTCGTGCGGCGTAACGTACCAGTGTATTTCCGCACCGCAGGTAGTGCCGTTGCACCGGCTGCTGCCGCTAAACCTGTACCCATCTGCCTCCAACTCCTCGCGGCTACCGTATTGCTTGAAAGCTACCATGTGTGTGCCTCCAGTTCTTTCAGAAATGGTATTGCCTGGGCCAGTGGCCAATCAATCCCCTCTTTGCGCTGGTGCGTCCAACACCACACTACCCGCGCACACCGCAGCGGCGTAGGTTTGTCCGGGTAGCCGTCACAGAACTGGTCAAAGACGGTAAGCATGCGCCCGTAGTCGTGCACCACCGGGGGCGTTGGTGCTGGTGCGAAATGTACATTTGTTGTAATGACAACGATGGCACCCAAAACTACGACCAACTTCAATACAAAGCCCCAATCCGCTAACATGTTCCACATTACTTAGCCTCCTGCGTCTTGCCATCCGGGCCAACAAAGATAACTACCATGCCGCGCAAAAACTTTTCTAGATGCAGCCGGCCTTCCTGCACAAGCCAATGCAGGATCATTTTGCTGGGCGCTTGCACCACCAGTATCGTTTCCTTCTCATTCCAATCCCATACCCGCGTAGGGGCAAACCATGTTTGGTATGTGTGTTTATTCATTTTTAATGCAAGTTGGTTTAGCAAAGTATCCCATAAGGCATTTCCGGTACGTAACACATCATCGGAAGCAATCGGTTTAGTAATCGGTTCTGGCTGTGGTTGCCGTGCTGATACTGTACCAGCATAGCGGCCCATGCTGGCCTCTTTGGTTGCCATTACATTGCCAGTCAATTCTTTCTTGCACCAGTTGCCGAGGAATTTCAATACACTTGGCCGTCCCTTGCCTGTACGCACCAACCACAGGTCTGCCTCCTTGTACACCTGTTCCAAGTTAAGTGCATGACCGAAGGTTTCATCTAATAGTATGTGGGTGCTTTTAGTTACATTAAGTTTTTTGCCTATGTGATGAAACTGCAAACCTTTGACAACCCCGCTTGCCTGCGTAGCAGGCGTAGGAGAAGAAGCAGCCCGCGCTTTGCGGGCTGCGCCCCTCTTACCCTTCCCTTTCCCTTTACCTTTCCCTTTACTATTACTATCACCTATCCCTTTACT